ATTACTTTCTTACCTAATATAGTGCTTGTAGTAGAAATAGCACCATCGGATGCAATCGAGCCTACATCGGTAATATTACCACTTGCATCTATATCAAAATTAGTTGTTTCTGCTCCAGTTGTTGCATCTACTGCAATTTGTTCAAAACCCTTTTCGGACCTTACTGGTCCATTAAATGTTGTGTTAGCCATATTTTTCTCCTAAAAGAAATAATCTATCATCTTGGCAAAGTCTGCTAGGGCAGTTGATAGACTGATTAATAAAAATACCTAGAATAAAAAGGGAGACCGAAGCCTCCCTTAAAGAATCAAGACTTAACTTGAACCCGGTGAACCATAGATACCTAGTGGGTCAGATACGCCGAAGCTATATCTTTCTCTACTTTTATATCTAACATTACCAGTATCAAAATCTCCATCCATAGACGTTTCCAAAGCAGTTCTTTGGAAATGCTTCATGCCGTTCGGTACATCAGTAATGATGTAAAATGCATTTGTATCTGTAAGATAATGGTTAACCATATATCCTTCAGGTATAGCACCATTATTGGTGATAGCATTTATATCATTGTCTGCTGTTCCCGGTCTCATTTGAGACTCTAAAAGACGAGTTGCCGTAAACTGCAGAGCAGGTGGAACAATTAATCTTTTAGGTTTAGCTGCAATAAGCAATCCTCTTTGGTCTTTGAAAGCCGCAATATTAATGATTGCATCTTCTAAAGATGTCTCATTAAGATCAGCACCAGTTACTGGTCTATTGCTGTTAGTACCTCCATTAACTAATGGATGACCTCCACCACCAGTAACTCCATCACTAGCTGCTGTAAATAAATTTACACCATCACCTGATTGGAAGCTGTTGCTAAATCCATTGTTTAATGGAGCTGCAGATTTCACTTGTTTTGTATAAGCCATTGCTCTTGCTAAAGCCTTTGTATATCTAGCAGATAAAGAATCGTAGAGGTTATCTTCGATTGCTTCTTCTGTGATTGCAAAGCCTAATGCAATAGTTTCATGGTTATACCTAGCTGTAAAACTTTCTTGTGCAGAATCATAGTTGATTGCTGAACCCTCATTTTTTACACTAGCTTGACCAAATCCACTTAACTGTACTTCTTCTTCAAAAGACCTATCCGAAGATTCAGTTTCGTAAATCATAGTATGCTCATCATCGTACTTTTCGTATTCCAACCCAAACAGAGCATTAAGTCCGGGTAGAAGTTCTTTCATCATTTGTGGTCTTGCGATAGCCATTATAATTTCCTCCTAGGGGATTAGATGCCTGTTGTATTAAGCAATTGATGTCCAACATTGAACATAACAATTACATCTGTAAATCCATCACCTACTGCACTATCTGGTCCGTCAATGAACTCGATAATTTTTACAGGTAATGTATTCGTGGTTGCGATTGTAGAAGAATCTACAGAGTTTTTACTTCTGCCAATACTTGTACTTCCAGCAGTTTGTACAACTGCTGCATTGTTTCCTAATGCTGTTTGAGCCAAGGTTGCGTCACCTTGCATTCTCAATTCAACAAAAGGGTCGTTTAAAACATAAGCACTAATATCACTAGCAACAGTTGATGCTGGATAAAATTGTGAAAATGTTAATTGTTTTGTATTCGGGTCTGTATAAGAACATCCCATGAATACTCCTATTGGGGTTAATGTTGCTGTGCCATTATCAAGTGTTACTACACCTGCACTGGTCATTTTAACAAAATCTCCATAGAATATTGCAGTACTGTCGTTAGACGCAACTTTGTAATGTCTCATTTTTCCTGTGTAGGAGCCACTTGCACTTAAAGTTCCGACTGGTTCAGCACCCATTGGTGTTGCCGTTGCTGACATATTAATTTCCTTTTAAATAAAGTTTATATATAGCAGCTCAGTAAAATATTTACTTAGAGCCACCGCCAAAAGTTGACCTTGTTTTGCGTTCTGGTTTTAACATAGGCATACGAGGGTCATTTTCTTTTAAATAATTATTGTCCACAGCTTCCATTTGAGTTTGTGCCATATTTTTATAGTACGCATCTCTTTGCTCCATAAGTTCTTTTGGAGCTTTGCATAACAAAAGTCCACCAACTTCCATGTTACCTTTCCCAGCCCATTCTGAGCCGTGGTCACTTACTAAATTTAATTCAGGATGGTCTTCTGCTTTCACAGGTTCCCAGCCTTCTCTAAACTTAGAAGAAACATTAACATTATTTGGTTGACCTAAGATACTTGTTGCCACCCATCTAAATACCCATCCGTCTTGTGGTGCTGGATTAGGTAATTTGGATTGTGGTTCCCATGTATCAGTTCGTCTTGCAGTTTTAGTTCTGGATTCTGCTTCTCTTGCTGCTCTTGTAACTTCTTCAGTTACTTCTATATTTTTATCTTCAGCCATTATTCATCTCCTTAGCGACTTGTTTGGCATATTGCTCTGGTGTTATCCCAAGTCTTCTTGCGAGGTTGACTTGAGTTGCTGTTAACTGCACTTTGCGGGGTACTGAGCCGTTACTTCTAACAGCAGGTGCTACCACCGATGATGGTTTTTTGGAAATCGCAGTTGTAGTAACGACTTCGCCATTACTTTCAGCTTGTTCTTTTGTTCCAAAAAACTCAGGAAATTTGCCATGCATACGCTTGTCAACTTCCTGATAATACTCGTCACTTGTAGGAACTATATTTTCATCTTGTATAAGAGTCTCATGTAGTCCATACGCATAACCAGTCATATCTCTATGATCTTTACTTCCAAACCATTTATTCTCTTGCAACCATGATACAGCTTTAGCATCAGGTGGTGCATATTGTTCAGATACATTTTGTTGTACCTGTTGTTGAACAGGTTGTTGTACAGGTTGTTGTACAACTTGGTTTGTTTGTTGATAGTAATTTAATTTTTCATTAGTAGATTTTAAATCAACTTGAGAATTTAATATCTTCTCATTAGCATCTAACATCTTATCACTATCACCGCTTTCATAAGCGTCTTTAAATTCTTGTTTTGCTTTTTCTAACTCAGCAGTTGATTTAGCAGATATTTGACCTAGTAAAGCTTCTTCACCTTTGTTTATTAAAGCTGATAATCTTTTGTTTTCAGCTAAAACTTGTTGAGCATATCCTACTGATTCATCTCTAATTTTATGAGATGCTTCTTTTGCTCTTCTTTCTTCGTGATACTCATACTTGAGTCTATTAATTCTTTTTTTAACTTGGTCATCAACACCATCAATTTCAGATTCTAAATCATCATCATTTTTTGATTGTGTTCTTTGTGGTTTTCTATCATCAATTGGTCTATCGTCAAGAATCTCAACTTCAATTTCTGATTTAGTTTCTTCAGATTTTTGTTTTCTTTCATCAGGAGTTTTACCAATAGTGGTTGTTACTCCAAAAAATTTATCTTCAGCAGAAGTTGCAGGTTGAAAAACTTCTTCTATAACTTCTTGTTCTACGGTGTTATTTTCTTCTATCATAATACCTTAACTATACCTCTTGGGTCTTCGACTACAGCTTCAACGCTATCGTCATTGATTAAACGAAATTCTTTTCCATGTACTAAAAATCTAGTACCTGAATAAGAACGCATAATAATCCAATCGCCTTCTTTACAGAAAGGTCCACTTGGAAATCTTGTTTTATCGTTGTAACAGTCTTCGCCCATTTTAAGAACAAATCCACAAATTGAACCGACTTCTTCGATTTGCATTGTTTGTTGTGCTTTTATAATTCCGCCTTTAGTTTTTTCTTCGGCTTCGGGTAAAGCTATTAATAGCTTGTAACCTTTTGGTATAGGTAGTTGTTTTGCTTTACGAGCTTGTTCATCACTCGTTACAGCTTTAACAGATTCTACTTTTTTTGTAGACGCCATTCAATTCTCCTTTGCACTAGATATAGGTCTAGGTCCTTGCGACTTTATTGTCGATTTACTATTTCAAGTAGGTCAAGAATATCTCTTTCTACTAAAGCTAGTCCAGCTATTATTCCCGTGAAATACCTGTATTCTTCAAAATCTTTACAGTTGCCTGTACTCATATGATCAGCATGTT